ATAGAAAAGTACAAAAACGAGTTATCTATAAACGGCGATTTAAGTTACTTAAACTTAGATTGGAAGCCTGTACCTATAGTACCTAAGTTTGTTGATATTGTAGTAAACGGTATGGCTCAGAGAACTTACGACGTTAAGGCCTACTCTCAAGACTCGTATGGAGTTAGTAAAAGAACTGAACACATGGAGTCTATACTTCGTGACATGAGAACTAAGGAGTTTAACGATAAGGTTCAAGAAAGCTTTGGTTTGGATCTTTATGAAAATGATAAGGAAAAGTTACCAGATACAGAGGAAGAGCTAGCGTTACATATGCAGCTTGACTATAAGCAATCAGTTGAGCTAGCTGAAGAGCAAGCTATAAATGTATTAATGGAAGGTAGTAGGTTTGACTTAATAAGACGTAGAGCTTTATATGACTTAACTACTATAGGTATTGGAGCGGTAAAAACTACGTTCGACTGGAGTGAAGGGGCTAAGGTGCAATACGTTGATCCAGCTAACCTAATATACTCACACACTGAATCCCCTTACTTTGAAGATATATACTACGTAGGTGAAGTTAAGGAGGTTACTATTAATGAGTTAGTTAAAGAGTTTCCTAACCTATCCGAGTCTGACGTTTATGACATAGTAGAAAACTCTAGTAGCTCTACGACCTCGATGACTAGGCACAGTGGGGATAAGAATAAAGTGAGTGTGTTGTATTTTAACTATAAAACGCACAAAAACGATACTTACAAAATAAAGGAAACTGGTACTGGAGCTGACAAGGTTATAGAGAAAGACGATACATTCAATCCGCCTATGGATATGGACGGTAACTACTCAAAGCTTGAAAGAGTTATGGAGTGCTTGTACGAAGGTGTATTAGTCTTAGGTACTGATAAGTTACTTAAGTGGGAGATGGCAAAGAATATGATGCGGTCTAAATCTAACTTTGATAAAGTTAAGATGAACTATAGCATTGTAGCCCCTAGAATGTATAACGGTAAGATAGAATCTATAGTTAGTAGGATAACAGGGTTTGCTGATATGATTCAGTTAACCCACTTAAAGCTACAACAAGTCTTGTCTCGTATGGTTCCAGATGGTGTCTATCTAGACGCTGATGGTTTAGCTGAGATCGACTTAGGTAATGGTACGAACTATTCCCCGCAAGAAGCTTTGAATATGTTCTTCCAGACTGGTTCTGTTATTGGTAGAAGTTTTACCTCAGAAGGAGATCAAAACCCTGGTAAAGTACCTATTCAGCAAATACAGAATGGTGGTGGTGGAAATAAGATTCAGAGTCTTATACAAACATACAATTACTACCTGCAAATGATACGCGATGTGACTGGGCTTAACGAAGCTAGAGATGCGTCAACGCCAGATAAGAATGCTTTAGTTGGTATTCAAAAATTAGCAGCGGCCAACTCTAATACTGCAACTAGACACATACTTCAAGCTATGCTGTTATTGACCTCTGAGTCAGCTGAAGCTCTATCACTAAGAATATCAGACATAGTAGAATACTCTCCTACCCGCGAAGCTTTCATTCAATCCATAGGCGCACACAATGTAGCTACACTAGAGGAGATGAAAGATTTACATATATATGACTTTGGTATATTCATCGAGCTAATGCCTGATGAAGAAGAGAGACAGATTTTAGAAAACAATATACAAATTGCTTTATCACAGAAGATGATAGACCTTGACGATGCTATAGATCTTAGAGATGTTAGAAACGTTAAGCTAGCTAATCAGTTACTCAAAATAAAGAGACAGAAGAAACTTGAGAGAGATCAAGCAGTTCAACAGCAGAATATACAAGCTCAGTCTCAAGCCAACATCCAAGCACAACAAGCAGCTGCTCAAGCTGAAACTCAAAAAGAGCAAGCTAAAGCACAGATAGAATCTCAACTAGAGCAGACTAAAAGTCAGATGAAAATAGAGTACCTAAAGCAAGAAGCCTTAGTTAAGAAAGAATTGATGGATCATGAGTTCCAATTAAATATGCAGCTTAGAGGTATGGAGAATCAAATCATAGACAAGAGGGACACTAACAGAGAAGATAGAAAAGACCAACGCGTAGACAAGCAAGCGGAAAATCAGCAGTCAATAAAAAAGGGTGAATCGATTAAAAAGTTCGAGTCATCAGGTAATGATATAGTTGGAGGTGGACTTGGGTTAGATAAGTTCAACCCCCGATAGTTTTTAATTTTATAATATTTTATCATGGTAGAAGAACAATTAAACGCAGCTGAGGAAGTTGTAGAGCAAGTAGACGAACCTAAGTTTGATAGCGCTGGAGATGATAGCGTACTTAAGGTAGATTTAAGTAGGCCACCGGCTCTAGAGGAAGAGGTGGAAGAAGGTACTGAAACTGGGGAAGTAGTTGAAGAAATTGCGGTAGAACCTGAAGCGGAAGTAGAAGATACTGTACTACAGGAAATCACCGACGAAGATGTTGAGGAAGTAGAAGAGCAAGTTGAAGAAGCGATAGCCGAGGCACAGGCTACTGGGAAACCTTTACCAGAGAATATCCAGAAACTAGTGGATTTTATGGAAGACACTGGTGGGGATTTAAACGACTATGTGAGCTTAAATAGAGATACATCTAAGTTAGACGACTCTGAGGTACTCGATGAGTATTATAGAAAAACTAAATCTCATTTATCCGCTGAAGAGAGAAACTTCTTGTTAGAAGACAAGTTTGGTTTCGATGAGGATATGGATGATGATAGAACAATAAGATCAAAGAAAATCGCTTTGAAAGAGCAAGTTGCTGAAGCGAAAGCCTATATAGACGGGCAAAAGTCTAAATATTACGAAGAGATTAAAGCCGGAAGCAAGCTCACCAATGAGCAGCAGAACGCAGTTAACTTCTTCGATCGTTACAATAAGGAATCTGAAGAGACTAAGAAACTAGCTGATGACAACAAGCATGTTTTTCAACAGAAGACTGATAATCTATTCAATGACAAGTTCAAAGGTTTTGACTACAGTGTTGGGGAAAAGAAGTATAGGTTTAATGTTAAAAACGTAAATGATGTTAAGAACACTCAAAGCGATCTTAATAACTTTGTCCAAAAGTTTTTGGGTAAGGATAACAAGATGAATGACGCTAAGGGTTATCACAAGTCTTTATTTACAGCAATGAATGCTGACGCTGTTGCTCAACATTTTTATGAGCAAGGAAAAGCAGACGCAATCAAAGACACTGTAGCTAAAGGCAAGAACATTAACGTCGGGGCTCGAGGCACTCATGGTGAAACAAACATAGGTGGCATGAAAGTTAAAGTGTTAGGTGAAGGTTCAGATGATTTCAAATTCAAGATTAGAAAAAAGAAATAATTAAACTTTAAATTAAAAAATTATGGCAATTACAAATCCAGGTGGCTTACTAAACAAAGTCCCAGCTCCGGTCCAACAAACCCTTGCTTCGAATTACTTAGACTTTACGTCTGGCTCAGGAAATAACTGGGCTCAACAATACGTTCCAGACTTAATGGAGAAAGAAGCAGAAGTGTTCGGACAAAGAACTATTTCAGGTTTCTTAGCTCAAGTAGGTGCTGAAGAGTCTATGACAGCCGATCAGGTCGTATGGTCTGAACAATCAAGATTACACTTGTCGTATACAGGTACAGTTGTCTTAGCTGGCGATACTAATGGTAGCTTCCAGGTAGTTAAGGATATTGATGGTAACGATGTAGCTGCACTTGGTAGTAATGGTGCTGGTTCTGATCACGGTATTAGAGTAAACGATATAGTGCTTTTAGCTAGTGCTGGTAAAGTTTCAAAATGTTTAGTAGTAGAAACTCCAGAATCAGCGGTTGTAAGTCTTGAGGCTTATGATGAAGCTGTTTTAAGTGGTCATGCTACTGCGGCTGGAAAAGCAACTCTATTAGTTATCGGTTCTGAATATGGTAAAGGTCAGTCTTATTCTGATTTTACTGGTTCACACAGTGCTGAGAGAAGAACTGCTATTAAGCCTTCTTTCAAATCTTTCTCCAACAAGCCTATCATCATGAAAGATTACTACGAAGTATCTGGATCTGATGCATCTCAAGTTGGTTGGGTTGAAGTTACAGGTGAAGAAGGTCAAAATGGTTACCTATGGTATTTAAAAGCCTCAGGTGATACTAGAGCTCGATTCAACGACTACTTAGAAATGACTATGCTTGAAGCTGAACAAGCTGCTACTGGATCCTTGATTGGTTTCGCTGACAAGCAAATCCGTGGTGCTGCCGATGCAGGTACTAACGCTGGTACTCAAGGTTTATTCGATGCTATTGAAAAAAGGGGTAATGTTACTTCTGGTATTTCTGGTGTTAACGCTGCGACTGACTTAGCTGAATTTGATTCTATATTAGCTGAATTCGATAAGCAAGGTGCTATTGAGGAGAACATGTTATTCTTAAATAGATCTTCGTCTCTAGCTATTGATGACATGCTAGCTTCTATGAACTCTTACGGTGCTGGTGGTACTTCTTACGGGGTATTCGACAACGACGAGAACATGGCTTTAAACTTAGGTTTCTCTGGGTTCCGTAGAGGTTCTTACGACTTCTACAAGTCTGACTTTAGATACTTAAATGATAAAGCTACTCGTGGTGGTATTAACTCTGCTGCAGGTTCTGCTGCTATTCGTGGGGTTATCATTCCCGCAGGTACGTCAAACGTTTACGATCAAAACTTAGGTAAGAACCTTAAGCGTCCATTCTTACACGTTAGGTATAGAGCTTCCGCAACTGACAACCGCAAGATGAAAACTTGGGTTACTGGTTCTGTTGGTGCTTCAACATCTGCGTTAGATGCAATGCAATTACACTTCTTATCTGAAAGATGTTTAGTTACTCAAGGTGCTAACAATTTCATGTTAATGAAGTAGTATTTATATTTAGATCGAGGCTTCGGCCTCGGTCTTATTTTTTAATTTTTATTATATTATATTATGGCTAAAAAGCAAACAAAGGTAGAAGCAACTAAAACGGTTGTTGAACAAGAAGCGGTTGAAGTATTAGATCAACCAACAGTAGTTAAGAAACCCAATAGAACTGAAAAAACGTATAAAGTTTTAGATGATGGTTGGGAACTTAAAGATAGAATTTACAGGTTAAAAGGAAATAAGAGACCCTTATCAAGATCCGTTAGATCAGCAAACATACATTGGTTTGATGAAAACGAGGGTTATGAAAGAGAGTTAAAGTACACTTCCAATCAGAGAACTCCGTTTGTCGATGAGATGAATGGTGATCAAAGGATGGAGCATATTGTTTTTAGAAACGGTATATTGATTATAGAAAGAGAAAAGGTTATATTACAAAAACTTATGTCTTTGTATCACCCAGATAGAGATATTCTATTCTACGAAGAGAAACCAGTGGCTAATGCAGTCAGTGAAATTGAGTGGTTAGAAATGGAGATTGAAGCTCTTAATACGGCAAGAGATATAGATATAGATTTAGCTGAAGCTGTTATGCGTGTAGAGGCTGGATCTAAAGTGTCAGAAATGAGTTCTAAGGAGCTTAGACGAGATTTACTATTATATGCTAAGAGAAACCCTGAACTGTTCTTAGAGTTGGTTAATGACGGCAACGTACAACTAAGGAACTTCGGTATTAAAGCAACTGAACTAAACATTATAAAGTTATCATCAGATCAAAGAACCTTTACATGGGGTACTAATGGTAGAAAACTTATGACAGTTCCGTTTGACGAACACCCATACTCCGCACTTGCATCATGGTTTAAAACCGATGAAGGTATGGAAGTATATACTAATATTGAGAAGCGGTTATC